CTCTTTTTGTTCTAAAAAGAGATGCTCGGAATATTGATCATTAAACTTGTTTACAAAGGTTTTATAAACAAGATTATCAATTGGCTTTAATTGTTTTTCTTCGTTTTGTTCTTTCTTAGAGGACATTTCGCCAATTAAAGACTCTTCCAATAGCACTCTTTTTTTGATTGGGGTTTCCTGGTTGAAGATTTGTGACACGGTTGCGAGGCTTTTATAATTTGGTATAAAATTAGCAAACACGGACTTAGAGAGAAGCCTGTTCATAATATTAATCAAATTAGTTTGTTCATTAAAAAGCCGCTTTGAGTCTATCTGAGAATGTACTTTGCGGGCTTCGTATATAAGTCTTTCCGCTGTTGGTGGTACAAGAGCTTCGCCCTCGCATAAAACCTTGTAAAGCTCTAGTTCCTTACCCATTGCTGTTGATTTGTTAAAAGTTTTTTTAATAAGGTTAACAATTTCTTGTCTTTTACTTATGTTTTCATTAACGGTCGTTCTTGTAAGCTCTTTTATAAGAATCTCGTAGAGAATCGCGCTGTTTCTTTTTTTATTGTGTTTAAGTTTCACTATCCTTCTCCCTGGTTTCTAATTCCTTAATCAAGCTTTCAACCTCTTGATGGGCTTCAAACAATAATTTTTCCTCGTCATCGTGATTATAATTAGTTTCCTTATTCTCATAAATTCCCCTAGACAAGCTTCTCATGTCAAAATAACCAGAATTCGTTGTTCTTGGCGTGCCCATTTCAGGTGTGGCCTTTCTTAAATAACTCTTTGTACGGGCGCCCTGATATCTTTTATCATACCTCTCTGGTGTATACCATTTCCCTTTAGAGGCCGGCGTTATAGTGTGAATTCTACCAAGGGCGTCTGATTTTTGATACGTATCATCTCTTTTACCGGGGGCTGCTAATAGTGCTGAGCCTTCACCGGCTTCCTCGGGTGCAGGGGGAGCACCTTCGGGTGGGGTACCTTCAGGCGGGACTCCTTCAGGGCCTGTGGGGGCACCTTCCGGGCCGGGTGGGCCCGGTATAGACTCATCGTTTCCAGGCTGGCCTGCGGGCGGTGGAGATCCTGGGGGTGGGGCTCCGCCTAGTTCTGTGCTTCCGGGGAGTGGCCCGATTTGGCCGGCAAGTTCTTGGTTTACCATCTCAATTTCAAACTCAAGGGAAGCGTCAAACTTCCTATCATAGAACATCTCTCTCTGATTTCTGACAAATTCTTCTTCAGACATGCCAAACATGTTTTGAGATATCCAACGGCGGCTGAAATAGCCTTCAGTTGCGGATCCGGCAGTGTCAAACTTAGCCTTCCAGTGCTCCAATTCTTGTAATTCTGCAATTTTTGATGGATTATTAAGACTCAACTTAAACGAAACAAGATCTTCCGTTCTATATCCAATCGTGTAAAGGTGAATAATACCAATTTTTTCAAGCTCTGCGACAACAACTCTTTGAAGTCTCTGGATTGTTCTTGCAAATCTAATGTCCTTTTGGGCGAGAGTTGTCTTATCTTCTTCCGCGCCGTCGCCTCTAAATAAGTATGCTTGGGGTACCTTCAATGCTGCAAAAAGTTTATCTTTCAAATACTTAATATCATCAATATCGCCAGTATACGATCCGCCGGGGAGAGATTCAATTTTTGATGAAGAGGCGCCTCGTGTTGGAACGAAATAATCTTCTTCAATGCTTAAAGGGTTATAACGAAGATCAACTTGTCCTGTTGTTGAATCAACAACCTGGTTTCTTTTCATTTGTGTCATGACCTTTTGCATATATTGTTCGACGTCCTCGGGATTAATGCCCCCAACGTCAATATAAAATACTCTGCGTTCCGGAGAGCGGACAATACGATAAGCCATCACTGCGTCTTCTAAAAGAGTAAGCTGTCTAAAAATTCTTCTGCATGCTTCCAAAACTGATGATCCGTATGGGGCGTATTTATCGTTGCCTAAGATTCTAAAGTGTGCAATTTGCCAGTTCTCAAATGTAATTCCACCTGAATTCCACTGATATTGTACGTAATTTGGGTTCGTTTTGTCTTCGCCTTCCATTCTTTCAATTTCGCTCGACGGGATCCCGATAACATTCTGAATACCAGACTCATTATCGATGTCTAAATACAAGAAAAAGTCGCCAAATTTACACATTGTTCTACACCAACCAAAAAGGTTGTGCTCCAAATTCAATACCTTATTATATAAGTCACTAAGAACGGACTTAATTTCTTCATTTGAACACTTAATGTTTAGAAGCGGTTGTAAATCACTTGAGGTAGACATTTCGTCTGCATATATGTCCATAGCAGATGCGATGATCGGTTCATATTCCATTTGTTCAAAATCGCCATATCTTTCAACCCTTCCTTGATTTGCTAACAGATTAGAAGTTAGATTTTCAAAAGCGTCATACGATGTTTTTTTAAATTGTTTACCAGAAGCAGACTTGATGGTGTTGCTATACTTGTCCAAATGTCTTCTTTTATTTCTTCTGGGGATTTGCTTTCTATAATTTACAATCGGGCCTGAAAACAATTTTGTTAGCTGTTTAAAAAGTGGAGAATCTGGATTTCTCGGATTTCTGGTATTTTTTCTGTTTTTTGCCATTTTATTTTAACCTTTATATAACCACATAAATTTTTTCATTTCTTCTTCTTTCTTAGGATCCATTTTGTTGCTTTGTCTATATCCACGCATTCCTGGGATTGTGGTGTTCATAACTGAATCTGTTTTTATCATGGAATTTAGCATAGCTTCTTTATATTGAGTTTCTCTTTTTTTACCCTCAAAAGCCGTGTCTCGAACCCAACAGCCTATAGAGAGGGCCATTATTAAATCGTCGTTATAACCCCTCATAGCTTGAGGGCGCCCGCTAACCCAAATAAAAGTCTTCATCTCATTATACACCCTTGGAGATAAAATTTTAATTAAATTGTTGCGTATAAATTCCTCCATCTTTGCAATTATTATCGGGCGTGTTTTGAGAGACGTTGTAAACCCGGGGACTGCGGAGTTGTGAGTCTCTGCTATAACCTGATCTATATACTCGTGCGTTGACTTGATCGAATAATAAATATTTGGATAATTCATTTCTTTTAATTTTTCGACAACTGAAAATCCCACAGAGTTGTTTTCAACAACAGCTAGGCAATCTCCGTATTGTTTACCAGCATCATAAATAATCTTACTGAAAATATCTGGTGTAACTTTCCCTTGATATTCCCCTATAATTTCCATCGTATCTAAATTAAAGATATGAAAAACAGAGTTATCTTGCCCATCGCCTCGGGCTACGTCTGCAGCGAGTAAATAAGTGTAATCAGAATTATAATTCTCCCAAATCCAAAAGTTTCTGTCAAAACCAACTCTATACTTTGGTTCGCATACATATTGACTTATTTTTGCTATATCATCTGGATGTATGACTGTTTCTCCAGAAGTATTAAAGTTGCATTTTAACTCTTGTGCTATTTGGCGGCGGGACATGTTCTTTGTTTCTTTGTCATACCAAGATTGATCGCGATCTGGGTGCACATCCCACATCAATTTAACGGGGTGGAAATTATTATCCCGTTGTTCGGCTTCAACATATGTTTTGTGAAACCAATTACCAACGCCGCTTGGAGTAGAGAGCGCAATGCAGCGGCCTCCTGTAGATAATGTGGGATATAGGCCTGTCCAAAGTTCGTCTAAGTTTTCGACATGGGCAGCCTCGTCAATTACGAGGAGTGATAGGGCCTCGGAGCGGCCGGCATCGCCAGAAGTTGAAGATGCCTTAATCTGAGATCCGTTCGACAATTCAAAGCTAGTCCTATTGTCGACAGAAACTTCAGATATTTTTATCCAGGCTGGTAAATTTCTTACAATGGCCTTCACTTTCTTTACCAAGTTTCCTGCTGTAGAAAATTTTGTTGCCATAACAAGGACATTTTTGTCCCTATGGAACATCATCAACCAGGCAATGTACGCCGCAGTGATGGTCGAAATCCCCAGTTGGCGCGCCTTTAAAATTACTGTAAATCGGTGGTCGTTAAAATCGTTTAGAAGATCGCCCTGGTAGTCATATATTTTAAAAGGAATCAACCCGTGCATTGGGTGTGAAATTTTTGCGTAATTATCTATAAAATAAACTGGGTCTTTACCACACTTTATGATTTCTTTTGTGATCTCTTTTTTTGTAAGCTGATATGACATTTTTAACGCGATACATCATTTTTTCCAAGTGAAAGCCAATCTCTGAACTTTTTATCAAGGCGCTTTTCATCGCTAGCCACCCTGACTGAAACAACGCCTTTTAACCCACCGATATTATAGACACAAGAGGCCTGGACCGAGCACCTGATTCGACTGATATACTGAACTAGGATTTCCGATTCGCCCACCTTAGTCAATGTCAGTGTTTCTCCTGTCAACTTCTTATATTCTTTTTTCAAATATTTTACAATATCTTTTATTTTTGAAGTGATCTCGTTTTCAAATTTGTTTCGATCATGGGTATCAGTCAACTTGCACTCACCCTGATATTTGAGTACCAATTTATCGCCCATAAAGCTAACGTTAAAACCATCCATAATTCGGGAATCTAAAACTACGTCGCCTTTTTCTCTATCCAGGCCGGCCTTTCTTGCCACCCCGTCATGAGCGATTTTCTCGTCGTGGGCTCCATCATGCGCGTTTGCCGCGGCCTGATTGATTCCTTTTAATACATCATATATTGTTGCCATTTACTTTCTCCTGCAAAGTTTTGTTTAATAAATAGTTTGTGGTTCGGCTATTCAACCGAATGTTTCCCGCCTTTCTTAAGCTCCCCGCGCTTTTCCATTGAATAGGCTATAGCGGCGGCCTGATCTTTGTCCTTTTTCTCTTTACCAATTAGGTGGCCGATCTTTTTTGAAACACGTTTTTGCCCGGGCTTTGTTACCTTGGTTTTTTCTTTTT